TAATGATCGCAATGCACAAATGAATTTGTCACACGCTTATCTTGCTCAAGGTAAATGGGAAGATGGTTGGAAAGCGTGGGGATTATCACTTGGTAGTAAGTTTAGAAAAGAATGGCACTATGGTGATGAATCTCGATGGGAAGGTCAAAAAGATAAAAACATTATTATTTATGGTGAACAAGGATTAGGTGATGAGATATTTTATGGTAGCTGTATTAGCGATGCTATTGATATCAGTCGTCAAGTGTACATTGACTGCGACCCTAAACTTGAAGGACTCTTTAGAAGAAGTTTCCCAAAAGCACAGGTACACGGAACAAGATTAGAAGAACATCCTGAGTGGTTAGCAGATAAAACATTTGACCATCGTTGTGCAATCGGTGGATTACCAGAGTTCTTTAGATTAGACAGTAAAAAATTTAATCGTGAACCTTATCTAGTTGCAGATCCTGAACGTAGAACAATGTGGCGATCATTGTTTGATTCTTATGGTAAAAAAGTGATTGGAATTACTACACATGGTGGTAGTAAAAGAACTAATCAAAAAGGTCGCAAATTAACAAAAGATGATATACAATCATTATTGAGTCGTGATGACTTAATTTTAATTTCATTAGATTACGTAGTCGATGAGAAAATAGACGGGGTAAAGTATTTTCCATTTGCTACGCAATCATCTGATTATGATGATACTGCAGCACTTATTGCTGAATTAGATGCAGTTATTGGTGTGAATACCACAGCATTACACTGTTCAGCTGCATTAGGTGTCAAAACTATCTGTTTAGTACCTAAATGGCATCAATGGAGATATGCTCAACCTAGTATGCCTTGGTATCGTAGTATGACACTCAAGTATCAAGATAACAAAACATGGAAAGAAGTCATTGAGTCAGTTAATATCTGAAGAATATCGTGAAATGCAAGCAAAGTTGCATGAGAATCCTAATTATGGAATTGCATCAACATATTTTGCACCGATTGTAGACGATATCATTACACAGTTTAAGATAAAAGACTTATTAGATTATGGTGCTGGTAAATTAAGACTAAGAGATAGTATTAAATCGCAAGTCAACTATACTGCATACGAACCTAGTAACCCACTTTACTCAGAATCACCTGAACCATGCGAATTTGTAACTTGTATAGACGTTTTAGAACACATTGAACCTGAGTTACTTGATAACGTACTTGATGATCTACAAAGAGTTGTAATTAAATATGGCCTATTTACGATTCATACAGGCCCAGCAGTAAAAACACTTCCAGATGGCAGAAATGCACATCTTATACAACAACCTTATACCTGGTGGCAACCTAAAGTCAAAGAAAGATTTGAAATGGTTAGAGAAGTTGCTATGGATAACGGTTATATTGTATTCGTAAAACACAAATAAGGACAATAAATGGCATTTACCAATTACACTACATTCGTAGCGACTGTAGCTAATTATCTTGCGAGATCAGACTTAACATCTGTTATTCCAGACTTTGTTGAGTTAGCACAAGAACGTTTATCTCGTGATCTTAGAGTGCAAGAGATGTTAAAAGTATCTACTGCATCTACTGTTGCTGGTGATAAAAATATAGCATTTCCTGTAGACTTTTTAGAGTTAAGAGAAATACATATTGATGGCACACCAATGGTCAATTTAGAATATCAAACACCAGATAAATTTTTTAGAAATGGTAAAGCACACCAATCTGGAGTCCCAGTTTATTTTACTATGTTAGGTGCTGAGTTTCAATTTGCACCAGTTCCTGATGGAACAAGAACAGTACAAATACTCTATTATGCTAAACCTACCTTTATTGATGGATCAACAGCAAGCAATGTATTTTTAGCATATTTCCCTGATGCTTTACTCTATGCAACTCTAGCAGAAGCAGAACCATATTTAATGAATGATGAAAGAATTGCAATATGGGCCTCAATGTATGATAGAGCAATCGCAAATATCAGAGAAAACGATAAGGGAGCAACATTCTCTAGTGCAACATTAAACGTAACAACTTCATAAGGAAATATTATGGCAGAATTTAGTAATTTTTTAGAGAACGCATTAATTAATGCTACTTTAAGAGCAACAACATATACATCACCAGCAACAGTGTATGTATCTTTATACACAAGCGACCCAACAGATGCAGATTCTGGTACAGAAGTATCAGGTGGTTCATACGCAAGAGTAGCTGCAACTTTTGATGCACCATCTAATGGTGTTACTCAAAACAGTGCTGACATTACTTTCCCCACTGCCACCTCATCGTGGTCGACTGTCACCCATATAGGCATACATGATGCTTTAACCAGTGGAAACTTATTATTCCATACTGCGTTAGATACAGCAAAAAGTATTGATTCTGGTGATATCTTTAAAATCTCAACTGGAAACTTATCAGTAACCCTTGCATAAGGATAAATAATGGCATTAGTTGTTAAAGATAGAGTAAAAGAAACGACCACAACCACAGGGACTGGTACAGTTACTTTAGTTGGTGCAGAAACTGGTTATCAAACATTTGCTGCTATTGGTGATGGTAATACTACATTCTATGCAATAGAATTACCTGCAACAGATGAATGGGAAGTTGGTATTGGAACTTATACATCATCAGGAACAACTTTGTCTCGTGATACTGTATTAGAATCTAGCAATAGCGGAAGTCTAGTTAATTTTAGTTCTGGTGCAAAAAATGTGTATTGTACTTACCCAGCAGAAAAATCAATTTATGTTGGTAACTTACCAAGCAAAATTGTCATCACAAAGCGTGATACGACAACTGTAGATGTGTTATTAGCAAACGGATATTTGCCTGTATTGAATCGTTCAGGTACAACAATTAATGTAAGTGTAAATTAGGATAAATTATGGCATCAAAATACCCTTTAGTTCTTAATGGAACATCAATAGAAGAATTACAATCAGCAGATAATGTTGCAGGTTTAGTCATTGGTACAGACATTCAAGCCTACGATGCAGATACAGCAAAGTATGATGACACTACTGCAAACTTTACTGGCACATTACAAAATGGTGGTCATACTGTATTAACAAACGCATCTGACTATCTTGATTCAGCAGATATTGGTGTTAATGTACAAGCTTATGATGCTGATACTGCTAAAACAGATGTAGCACAAACTTATACAGCATCTCAACGAGGCACTGTGACTACAGATAATGATTTATCATTTGACCAATCTGTAACCAACAACTTCTCATGCACACCTTCAGCAGGTGGAACATTAACCTTTACTAACCATACAGCAGGACAGTCTGGTTATGTGTTATTAGATAACTCAAGTGGCTATGCGATTACAGCCGCAGCTACAACTAAAATTACTGCAACAGATTTAACAACTATCTCAACAGCAGGTGTATACTTAATATCTTATTTTGATAATGGTACTAATGCTTACCTCACTGTTAGTGCAAGTTATAGTTAAGGACATAAATGAGTGTATTAAACAACAGTAATGCCATATCTACAGGTGGTGCAGATTATAACCTAGAATCTAGTCTACGCTTTCGTTCAAGTGCTAGTGCTTATTTAAGTAGAACAAATACATCAACAGTAACTAATAACAAAATTCTTACTTATTCTGCTTGGATTAAAAGAGGAAAATTAACAACTTTTGATAGCTTTTTATTCGGTAATGCAAGTGGTGCTAATATGTATTGCTATTTTGAAACTGCCGCAGATAAAATTTCTTTTGCTGGTAATAGTGTAAATTTTGAAACAACTGCAAGTTTTAGAGATACTTCCGCTTGGTATCATATAGTAATAGCATTAGACCAAACTCAAACTACTAGAGAAGCAGGAATAAAAATATATGTTAATGGTGTAGAACAAGCAGGAACTTTTAGTGGAAGTGCTTGGGTTCAAAATACAGCATGGTTAATGAATACAGCAAGCACTCCTGTATTATTAGGTAAACAAGGTGGACTCAGTAGATATTTTGACGGATACATGACAGAAGTCAACTTTGTAGACGGACAAGCACTCACACCATCAGACTTCGGTGAATACGATGACACAACTGG